TTGTACAGCTAAACTAGCTGGAGCAATACATGGTATACCACTTACAATAAGTGAATTCTCACACCCATCCACAGTACATTCATATGTGGACCCACTAACACTACCAAGACATGTTTGACAACCTAATGGGGGTACTCCTGGTGTTTTAAGACATTTTTCCCAACAATTTGGTGTACCGTTAGGTGCAAATGGGTCTCCTCCAGGAATACCAGTGTTTGTTGGGTCATTACAATCATAAAAACCAAAATTAAAAGTACATGTGCATATGTAACAACATAGTGGGTCTGAAGGGTCTGCCCAAGATACTATATCGTCTTGTTGGTAATTGGTAAACATACTGTCCCAACTACCCATATCATTAAAATTACTGGTAATACCAGAGCAAGCACACTCACAACCTGGTTCATCATCACATGTACCATATGGATTGCTTAACGTACAATCTACCATAGTACAGTATGGTATACCTGGATTTGGTATCATAGGATTATAGGTATAGCATGTGCCGACCATAGCCCCAAATTGGTCATACATACATGGATAATTACCCAATGGTGGTACTTGGTTTGTTGGTGTTGGTCCTGGGTTTATTCTTTGGTCGTCTTCACAATTAACCACACAACATGTAGTAGCTGTACAACATTCCTCAAGAGTATCATAGATACCTCCAGGACTTGGGAACCATCCTTGGGAATTTTGCCAGAAAGTATCAGCTGACATACACATCCCTATACTAACTAAAGTACCACTACCGTCGTCTTCCAACCAACAATCCCATCCTCCATCACAAGGACACTCCAAGTCACAGTCAGCTTCTTCTAAGTAAGTGCCTAGTGCTGGGTTCGCTCCATATATACCCAAAGGATTTGGAGCTCCAGATAATGTAGGGCAGCACTCATGAAATTTGCATGGACATCCTGGTTCGGTTTGGTCACAGTACCAACAACCATTACACTCAGTACAACCAGAAAGGCAGGCCATTATAGTAGTGTAATTACCACAACCAAAACCATTATAACACGGTTCACATGGTGTGGTTCCTGGTAATGGTGGAATTACTGTAATAGGAAGAGTATATGGTATATAAGGGTTTACACAGTTATAAGCACATACAGCAGTATATGGAGCTGTTAATGGTATTCCATAAGACCAAACACCAGTTGAAGCACTGTATTCGCACTCAGATAGAGTCAGACTTTGCCCTGGTGTTAATTGACATCCTTCGTCACATGTCCAGAAATACCCCATTGTATCACAACAAGCAAATTCACAAGGAATGGAACTATTAAAGTATGGTGATACCCATAAATCATGATTATTAGCAATCCATGTTGGTACATCTGGTAATGGTGATGGTGGTAATGAACTATATATATTGGTCATTATACTAGTATAACTCCCTGGGTCACTTTGTGATATGCCGGCAGCCCAATCATATGCACATGATATCACTGAACAACAAGGCCCTCCTGTAGGTGTAGTACATGACCACGCATCTGGGTCACACTGTACCGTACAACCTGTCTGTGAATCAAATAACACACCGTTTCCTATAGGACCTAAAGTAAAATAAAGTGGGTCTGTGTAGGTTAATTCAGTACACCCACTACAACCACTTAAACAATACCAAGCGGTATCTGCTGAACATTCACCAGTATTAAAAGAATCTATACATCCTTGGTTACTACCATAAAATGTAAAACTGTTAGGTGTCTGTCCGGAAATCATTTCACATATTAGTGGGCCAGGATTTCCTAAGTCTGTAGGACATATCCAACTTACACAACCTATATAATCCCAACTAGATGAATTTGTTAAGGCGGTAGGTGGTGGTGCTGGAGCTACCATATCTACGAGAGCTTGAAAACAGTCTCCATTTGGTCCTTCAACAAATTGTCCAATGTAATAGTTATTTCCTGGTATATAAATTCCACCATTCATATTTTGCGGTCCTGCTGAGGTCGTAAATTGTATTGGTGTTGTAGGATTGCCCGGCTGTCCGCCTAGGGACATATCATTACATGGTGTTTGAGTACCTGGTGGACACGCTACACAATCTGGTGAACACGCTTCCCAAATATGTGTAGAAGTTATAATTCCAGTGTTAGGGTCAATATCTTGATAAACTGCGGATGAAAGCATTAAAGCTGGTGGTGTTCCTGCCCATGGGTCTGGGGTTGTACTTGTTTGGTCTATGGAGTGTACCGCCATAAAACAACAACATGTGTTATATGTTTCGTCATATATAATATCACCTACGGCATAATCCACAAATTGACTCCATAGCCCTTGATTTGTATTAAAAGCTATTGGGGTTGGCATAAACGTTACCCTATCCACATATTCATCCTTTGTTTCACACCAAACACAGTCTTCGTCCGGGCATGGGGCACATTCAGCACCACCAAACATATTAGCGTTAATACCACAACTAGTAGCTACAAAAATAGTAATCCCATTAGTAAAATCGTAAAACTCTATTGGTGTGTTGTTAAGTCCTGTAGATGTAACAGTATAACCTGTATACGTAGGTGTCGCAGCAAATATTTGTCCCTGCATACCTTGTTGTATCGTACCAGTTATTGGGTCCTCAACATCACCACCTATAGGTACCCACACACCTAACACGAAACCAGCTGCTAAATCTGGGTTTGTAATAACTGAACTATATGTTTGAAAGGTTCCTAGTATACTTTCTGATACACCACTAAATTCAAAACAGGTGGTAGGTGAGTTTGCACTATACGCGTTAATATCTATACCTGAATCTAATGGCCCCCAATCTTGTAGACCAGCAGACGTTGTATACATTAAATTCCCCAGTGGGTCAAATACTTGAACTGGTGCTGGTGGGTATGCTACCATTAAAGAAGCGTAAGATAAAGATGGGGTAGTTATAACTTTAGTGGTTTTCATCTTTCCCCAAGGAGTGTCTTGTGTAAGAATAATCTTTCTCTGTATCGGTGTAGAAGGTGGGAAAGTATAGTTACCGGTTAGATTAGGGAATTGTAATGTTTCACAACCACCAGCACCAAAACATATCGGGTCCAAACAATCACACCCCATCCAACTTATTGTAAAAGGTGAGTCTTGAAATGTCTTATAGTAACCAAAATCAGTAGTGTTAGTTATTCGTATATCCAACCCAGTAGATGTCATAGAGGAAAATACAAAATTATTAAAAATGTCTTTTTGTTCTACATTACCATCCCACATAGAATAGTGACCTATATCATTAAAGTCTTGAGAAAGCATAATTGTTACTTGATTTACATTCTCATCTAAATAATTAACACAATTACATGGTGGGGCCATATTAGCTGTTAAATTAATAGCTACTTGAGTATGTAAAGGGAACCTTATATCCGAACCTGTTATTTGGTATATGTCAATTATTTCATTATAACTTCCAGTTGTCACTGTAGAGGCTGAAGTGGCTTTTAACCCCATAAACATCATATATAGGTGACCGTCTAAACTTATACATTCTGTAAACCCTACTGTTGTTGGACTTACGTAGATTGTATCCCACAAAATAATACAAGGATTTGTGATTGAGCAATCCATCAGTTCTTGTGGGAAAGTACTCATATCCCCACTTAAAGCTTGGTCCACCATACTATAGGTAGAATTATACATAGTCATCCCTGAACAGTCATAACTAGTGTTTATAGGCCAGTAATTAGTTCCTCCACTACACGGAATACTCCCGTATGTTGCTGTTAGTCCGGATGATGGCGGTCTCTTTATTCTTATTTTTTGTATTTCCATATGTTACGTTGCTATATATTCATAAAACATTATTTCGTCTCCAACCATGGTCCCTGTTTGGTTTGATACAACCCCTGACATAATATTTAAACTACTAAATGGGTGTACCGTGTATCTATATTTTGGTGGTGCGTTACCACTATCTATTTTAAGTATGACTTGGTAGAAGAACCAATCCTCATACGAATAAGGTCCTGGAACAATGGCACCTGTCCCGGGATTGATTGGGGCTTGTGTTACCATTCTAATTACTTTTCCGTCTTTTGCGTTATAAAATTTACAACTCATATAGAATGAAGTACCAGTAAATAAATCTCTATTTTTTAACCATTGTATATAATAATTTTCATTTTTTCCTTGTTCCGGGGATAAGATTGCGTCGGGTACGTATACACCGTACATAGGCATTGGTGTTGGGATTGGTGGTAGGTTAGCCATTTGTGACCAGTATTCTACTGGGTCTTCGGAGAATGATATTAGTTTTTGTTCTTTCCTACAATTATTCGCTGGCATCACACTAGTAAACATTAGTTTTTGTTCTGATTTAACTGGTGAGTCATAAAAGTCAAATTTAAAAAAACTATTTTTAAATGATTGTCTAGTTCTTGCTAATTCATAATCTTTATACCCTAAAATATTAAAGTCGTCATAATAACTACCCGCTGAAAAAAATAAGAACTTATAGTGTATTTTATAGTCGTCATATGGGTTATAGTGTGTGTACCTAGTTGTCTCATAATCTTGTATAAAATTTATATTATCTTGTAATTCTACTTCTTCCCAAGTTTCTATTAATTGTTCACGACCAATTTCATCAAAACTTTGACCTAATGGTATAGTTACTTGCTTCTCATCAAGTGAAACTTTCATATGTATTTTATTCGCAGTCATCGATAAATGTTGATATTACGTTTATGGTCTGAGCCGTGTAATTATGTAGAATTGGTTCTACTATAAATTCTAAATTATGGTGGGGGTAATGGGCATTATTTAGGTAAGGATAGCTCACACCGTTTGTATTATCATCGTAAAATTCTATTGGTAGTATAGGTCTCCATCTAAAGGTGTTATCAGCTAAAGAATAAACACTATACTGTGGTGCTGTAAATAATGCATCGTTAGTTCTTATGGACCTGGATAATTTTCTTATAGGAATCCTATTGTGTGGTCTATATTTGTATATGGATTTTACAAACTCTGGACCAGCCGGTCCACTACCGGTTCCCACTTCATACATAACATCTTTATTAAACTTTAAGGAATACCCTAATTCAGAAATTATTCGTTCTTCAAGTTCTAACCCATTATATTCTACAAAAGCTCCTCTATATGTACTACCACTATTAGGTAGTGGTGAAACCCCACTGTTATTACTTTGTATGACATTCGAAGGGTTTGTATCGTTATCAACAAATGGGTCTATCATACCAATTTTTCTAAAATTCCAGTCCCAACCATATCCTGCTGGTGAACCAGCTGCTTGATAATTCCACATTAAGTTTCTGTTGGTTGGAAAAACAGTTAGGTATAAATCTGTTAGTGGTCGGTTTAAATTATCATAATAACCGTCCACATCAATGTCTAGGGTACACACCCACGTATACGATTTATATTCCTCTAAAATAGTTGTTGTACCGGGAAAGTTTAGTGGTGTTTTTTTGGACTTAAAAACTCTTCCTTTTTTGTTGTACACACCTACTTCAAATCCTGTTCTATCTAGAGTGTAGTCGTTTGGTGTTGTTATTAACTTATGGGTGTGGGAATAATAATTTGACTTGCTTTCTATAGTATTGTTTGGGTTTATAATTCTTTTTAGTGTCCCTACTGGATTTGTAACTATAGAAGTTGCGTCTAAACCAACTGTATTAACATTTATAACGTATTCATCAGTATTTGCAAACTCATTACCTAATGAATCTACTTTAAATAAATTTTGTTGTGTTGTAAAAGTTCCTCCTGGTGTTGTATACGTTAAACTAATATCGGTCATTAGATTAGCCGTTGAAGGAGGGCCTCCTACAGTAGGTGTTGATTGTAATTCAATATATTCTCCTGGTGATACCCCGTGTGGTACTGGTGTTGTAAACCTCATTGTTTCTCTACCAGAGTTATCTATAACAACCTCAACTGTAAATGGTATCCCATCAGAAGCAATAAAATCCATATATGAAGGTGTATCATACTCCGTATAAAACCTCATTGGTTCGTCAGGGTTTGAGTCACTAATGTAGGATATATATACTACCCAGTTATCGGTATAAGCGGACAACACACTATATGTTGACGCTGCAGCACTATCCCCGTAGATTTTTGTTGGTATAAAATCAAATGCCATAGCTGTTGGCATGCCCACACATGGTGGTCCTGCTGATGGGTTTGATGGGTATGCTACTGGGTCTGGACATCCAAGGTGGGCGGGAGTAAAATACATATTACCGAGAAAATTACTATTCGAAGTTTCTCCAGATATAATATTATTATATAGTATATCTAATTTTCCGTACATTCTGTAAGTGGTACAATAATCCCTTTCAAAATCAAATTGGTCACTTAGATTTAACACCAAATTTCTATCTCCTTGGATTAGTGTTCTTTCGTCGGATGTTAATAGTGGTTTTAAAGTAATATCTTTATTAACACTTCCAGCGAATTTGGAGACACCCCTTACTATTCTTATGTTTTTTTCATTACTCATTATACTACGGTATCTGCTAACTCTTCATCCACATATAACCTTAAAAACATATTATATGCGGTTCTACCCGGTCTTAACCCAAAGTAATAAAATAACGGTTGAGAGAATACTGTGGTGCTTAGGCTATTTTGGTTAAGTACTGGGTAATTTCCTGGATGTACTAATCCACTACCCGGAGATGAGGTTAGTGAGTTACCCATATCATTTTGGAATTCCCCAGCCATTACTAGTGAGTTGGCAAATAGTCCGTAAATTGGTCCACCCCCGCCATCCGAGTCAACTATCCAACCTGAACCACTTCCTAATGCGGTTTGATATGTACCTAGTGTAAATCCCCAATCATTATACTCAGAGCCCCATGCTGTACCTGGAGCCCCTTGGACATTCCATAAATAATAAGGAACTTCTTGAGTAGAAGCTGATAAATCTAAAGTTACACAATCTACCAATTCAAATCCTGTCATCATAGTATGTGTTACTGAAGTAAATATAAATGGTGTCCACCCTATATGGTATGTGCTGTCTATTGCATTTACTGCATTAGGAACAATAATTCCTGTATCGTTTTGGTCATTGGTTGGTGGGTAGGTTAATCCAGATGTGACTACTGTAGTGGTTGACGCAACACAATCACATTGGCTCATACCAAGAGTCGCTTCATACCCATAAACACCCAACATACAATTTTGCATTAATGCTTGTGCAACGTCACCACCTATTTCTTTATGTGGTCTAGGAAACATGGTAGAGATAACAGAATCTTCTCTATCCATTTTCATATTATATATATCTGAAACTAACTCAGTTATGTCTTGGAATGTGGTACTTCCTAGTTGGTCTGTAATTGCACATTCTTCCGCAAATTTTGGGTCCAGACAAACTTGTTGTACACACTGATTTCTTGACCCTAAGTCTGTTATTGTTGTAGGCCAATAGATATGTTTATCCATATCTCCCTCAGCGTGGTCTGGGTTTCCACTTCCACCAGAACCACCCCAAAAATTACTATCCCACCAAGGTGCATAAACTCCTTCATCATCACCAATAAAAACACCAGTATTAGCTGTGACTCTATCAAAGGGTGTACATCTATAATAAAACACATTTTCTGTTGGGTGTAGGTATACGGTTTTTTTACAATATTGTGAGTCTGTTACGTAGTCATCATTTAGTACATTATATCTTAATTTTGCGTTAAATTGGAATTGGTATAGGAATCCTGTAACCCAATTATTTTCCCACACATAATTCATTAGTCCGTTACATAACGCTTGTGACATTTTTTCTCGTCTGCCCCATTCATGAAATATTACCATTGACAAGTTTTGGACAATACATGTTGGATTAATACATATAACTTTTACGTAACAACCACCACCTGCAGCATCATCTGCATTTCCTGCAACACCATCATCATTAAACCCATATGAGTCATCACAACAAATTTCTACATCGTCTGTGTCCCCACAACATATATGACCATTCCAAATCCCCAGGCCTAACCAAGTACCACCACCATTACAGTTAGGTATACAACTACACGGATTACCATTATATCCATTTAAACTAGAATCTGCAGACATTCCGTCACATGGCCAATTAGTTGCCAATGTCAGTAAATCACCACTTGCTGTACTTCTACAATTACATTTTTCACACTCAGGGTATTTGGTTTGTTTTAGATTAAATAGTACAAACCCTAATGGTAAGCCTAGAATTTCACAGTTAGCTCCACAACCATTACAAGATACACAAAACTGTCCACACCCCAACCCTATTATAGTGGGTAATAATAGGTTATTAGAAATCAACCAATTAGGCAAGGAGTTTAGAATAGTATTAATCAGACATAATAATACACAAATCAGCATAATGACGAATATAACCGCTACCATTATCATACCAACTATAAAAGCTAGTGCGGCTACTAGCATTGATAGGAACCCGTAGATGAAACTAAGAAAACTAATGAACATACTATAAAGAATAATCCAAAAATTATTATTTCTTATCGCACTATTAATTGGGAAAAACATTGCGGTCGTGGAACATTGTTGTGCTTGTTCTGGTAATATTTCTTTTATACCTATAAACTGTCTTCTACCCCAATGTTTAACATGGTCGTGATGTTGAGCTGGTGAATAAACCCTATTAAAGGTCATGTCATAAAAGAAATCTTGTGCTCCAGGTATTAAATTAATTTGTGCATATGGATGATAATCATGATATTCTATGGAAAATGTATAACTCTGCATTTCTACCCCATTAAACGAACCAGTATTACTAGTATTAAATTCTCTAATATTAGGGACTAGATAGGAACCAATTCTTCTTAGTCTTGCACTCCCCCCAGCTTGTTCTGGTCTAATCCTAAATCTACATCTTGCTCTTGTAGGTACCCCAACAGAAGGACTTGGTGATGTTACTAGATTACCAAATTCATCTGTAATTAAATAATCTAAGTTCATAGGGATGTGTGTTAAAAAAGCTCCAAACTGGTCTATAACTCTTCCACCATCTTGTAAGTAATATCGTTCTAATACGGGAACTGTACCCCCAACGCCACCATAGGCTAGTGCGTCTTCTTTAAAGAATGGTGTGTATCTTACACAATCTATTATTCCTGGGATGGATATAAGACTACATAACTCACCCATATGTTTTTTAGGTCTACAATTAAGATTAACAGAATCTTTATCAGTATCAGTAGCTGTACTCCCCATAAAAACTGCGGTAGGTTCTAATTTAAAACCAGAATTTGCTAAATCAAAATCTACTCTAGTTATAGCTCCTTGACATATGTCTTCGTCACCCCAAAATGGTTTTATGTCTATAGATTTCTGTTGGTTTAGTATTTGTGGTAGTGCATCTATTGCGTCATCATCCTTGAATCTCGGTCCGTCAAAGTCTGATTCCGGATATCCTTTTTGTTTAAAATCTTCCGGTAACATAGAGAAACACCCCATATCACTTAAATCCACATCCATTATAATAGTTTGGCCCCCAACAGGAATCCAATATATCATAAAATCACCTGCCTCATTAGTTTTAGCTGTATATTTATAGTACTTTTCAAAAACATATCTAACTTCTTGTTGTTGTAGTACCGAAGATATGGTTGGGAATGTCCCTACAGCTAAATGACAATCGTGATTAGATTCAGAAGATAGAAGATTAAATCTCTTCCCATCCCCATCCTTATCAAAAGATTGTTTATAAGGATAAAGTTGGCTTATTACCTCATTATTTGCGTCCATTTCATCTAATGGGATAAATATACATACTTTTGCGTTGGGTATGCCGTAACCTCCGTTAGCGAAGACCCTACCCACCACCACACCAAAATCGGAACACATTCTAGTATAAACATCTGATTGTGTAAGTGATAGACTTAATATTTCTAATAAATCAAAATCTTGTTTTAATTCAAAAGTTACATTTTGGGCTTTACCAACCTCTGTCCTTACTCTATATGATTTAGACATATTTTTACTAATTTTTTTACCTACAAAATATTATTGTATAGATTTATGTTTCTTATAACATAAATACTTCAACCACTAAAATTAAAAGTAAGTTTCTATCCGTTATAGTAAAGTTTAGATGAAAGTTGGTTTGATTGGTTTTTTAACTCTGATAGCGATATCTTTATTTGGATATCTTATCTGTAAAACTTCGTTGGCTTGGGCAAAGACTGTATCATCTAATAGTCCAATTTGTTTGGTTGTTTGATTAATGTATGGTTGTGCTGAGACTGATTGTGAGTATTGTCCCCCAACTTTATTAAAGACTTTTAAATCAACTATATTTAAAACTCCTGGTTGGTTCATTATTTCACTTTTTAACTGTCCTAGATTTAAGTCGGTACCCATTTCCATCTTATCTACATTAAAATAATCAGAAACCTTAGTTATCACATTAGATATTACTTCACCTTGGCTTGATGAGTTGTCTAATATTAAATCTACTTCTATACCTAAGTCAACAACCTTTGCGGCACCTACATTTATATAGTCGTTTAACATTCTATAATTAGATAAATAATTAGCTATATTATTTACTAATGTTGGTGTTACATTAGATGTTAATTTTCCGTCTGGTGTGTAGGACAATATGTTTATTATTATTTTATTTTCTATTTCAGTAGCACTTACTTTTGCGGGAGCACCATACGCGGATGGCATAGTCCTTACTCTAGCAACATAATCTTTAATAGTAACAGCTCGTTGTTGTGCAGAAAAATTATAAGAAATATAATTTCTAATTTCTTCTACCGACATTTGATTTGCTCCACCAATAGCTGCTGTAATATTTGTAAGGGATAGACTAGCAACAACTGATTGATTTATTTGTTGACTTGGTCCTGCTACCACAAAATCAATTGTTCCAATCCCATTAATTGCCCCCGCTCCAAGATTAGACGATTTACCACCACCTACCCTATATTGTATAAATAAAGTACTATTTGCATTTACCATATTACCTAAAGATATATTATTCATAAATCTAGACATATTTAATTTTACTCCGTTGGATGAAAATTGATTTAGTAGGTCTTGTGATGTTTGATTACCCCCACCAAAGGTTAAAAAGAAATATCCTTGTGGTGTGTATTCTGTTATAAATCTTTGTGGAGCTGTAATATATTTACCAACCTTAAGTCCTGATTTGTCTGGTGGTGATGATGGGTCTTCTACAAATACTTCAGTTTCTGCTTAGGCTTCTACTTCATACCAGTTGTTGGAGGTTGCGTTGATAAATTCTAAGTTACTAGGTATGGTTTGATATCCTAGTCCGTCTTGCTGTATTACCCCGGTAACACTTATAACATTATGTTCAGGTAGAAATAACTCATAAAATGGTTTACTCAGTGAATCTGTTATTTCTTTTTTATATATTTTGGTAATACCATTTACAATAACTTCCCTCTTAGTCATAGTATAGTTTATTAGTATCCCGTTGGTGTCGAAATTAGGTATTTTTGTTCTATTAGGTATCCCTTCTGCACTATATGGTGATGAGAAATCACAATCGTCTATTAATTCAAATATTTGTCCACCACCTCTAAATTGTGAACCCCTTCTTAATAGTCCTAGGTATTTAAAATCTTCTTTATCACCCAATACTGGTACAATTATAGATAAGTCACACATAGTGACTGATGGTCTATTTCCTGGTATTTTTAAACCATAAGTTTTAGCTAAATTATATAAAGAACTTCTTTCTTGAGCAAATTGTAATACTGTTTCTTGGAATGTTCTATCTATTTGAAAATTTAAATTATCAGCTACAGCAGCGTTTAAATCTAAAAATACCGAGTATATGGACGCGTCATTGGCGTTTTTAATTAAGTCTGGATAATAAGTATTGGTTAGTCTTAATAATTCATTTCTAATACCTAAAAAGTCTCTTTCAGTGTATGCTATTTTTTTTTCTGCCATATTATAAAGTTATTATAACAAAGTCTCTTGTTTCAAATAAATTATCACCTGCCGAATAGTCTATACGTACTCTTATTGTGTAATCTTTTTGTTTATCACTTACAAAACTAAATGTATTATCATCTAAAGATGGGTCTTTAGATTGTAAGTTGTGTTTTTCTTCTTCTTTTACATCCTCATAAGTCTTAACCTCTACCTTACTTATTCTTAGATTAGGGATAAATTCTTTAACAGCTTCCCTTATCTCTCGGTCTATAGCAATTTTAGTGGTTTGGTCCATTTGGTCAAATATATATTTGACTAGATTTGTCCCAAAATTCGGTAAAAAATACCTAGAACCTTTAACTGTTAATATTAAATGCACTAGGTTGCTACGTGCTTCACTAGTAATAGTACTATTTAACCCAAGAAAAAAACCTTCTTGACTATCTATAAATGGAAATGTTATACCGTATCTTTGAGTGGGCATGCTTTTTTATAATAAATACTTCAAAGATTACTTTGTGGTGGTTTTTGATTTTAATAACCAACTAACTTAGTTGTTGGTTGTTTTTTATATGTTTAGGTTGGTACGGACAGTGTCTACACCCACCCCCACAACACACTCCTCTTTTTTTATGGTAGTGTTCTGTCATAACCATTTTACCATTTTCCAAATAAAAATCATTTGGTTGTATCTTTGGTTCTTTGTGGTACGACTTAGTCCCCAAATCATCACTTAGGTCATACTTCATTTAGCACTTTTACTTTTTTTTTATCAATGCTTTCTAAATCAACATCTATTTCACAGGTTCCACCAGCACAAGCTAATTCCCCTGAAAGGTTGGTATTATCGTCTAATTCCACCACTTTAGATAAATCAACGTCAGATAGGAAACCCATGAGTTCTATATATTTTTCTTCTGTAGTATCTTCAAATGGTGCTTGGATATAACTACCGCCATCATAAGGTAACACTGAAAGACCATTATAATGTTTTCTATTCTCCCACATCCATTCTCCAGCAGCATCCCATTCATGGTCTCTCAATGAAATAGTTGCTGACACATTATGTGAATTTGAACCTTTTCTATGTCCTCCTTTTACCCATTCCATTGCCACTTTCTTGACACGTTCCAGTAGTTGGAATGGAGATTCTGTTCTCATAATAGCTCCTTCTGGAGCTTTTTGTGGTATGGATATTACCGCTGTATCATGAGGTCTAAAGTATTCATCTTCAACTAATTCAGGGTGGTTCTCCACTAAATATTGGTATATTGATTCGTTTTTACCAACTCTAATTCTTCTAATGTAATAGTCATTATGCCATGCATGTATTCCAGATGATGTTCCTAATGTTAAAGATGTAGTTCCTGCTGGTTTCACCGTTGTACATCTAGCTGATTGATTTATACCTATTAATTTAGATACTCTAGTATTTTCTCTTTTTACTAAACTTGCTGACTTTGACATATCGTAGTCTAGCACTTTACCAGAACCTATGCCTGTCATTGAAACACCAATTAATGCATCTTTTTCGGTTGTTTCTTGCCAAATCTCTCTTAGATAGTGAAAATTAGTGTACCCAGCTTGTAATGTCCCTATAAATGCTGCCACTTTTACTCTTTCATTTAAGTCTTCTTGTGATTCTATATTTGACACATTAACTTCACAGAGATTACAAAATTGATTTGGTCTTAGTGCTATCTCACAACAAGGATTGGTCCCCCAATCCTTATCATTATTAAGATATATTCCTGGTTCACCTGCTCCTGATAACTCAACTCTTTTCCATAAGTCCATAAAGAACCCCTTTGTTATCTTATGTCTCATTAAACACGCTGAATTATTAGCTCTACCTCTTTGAGGGTTTAATTCCCACCAATTACCTGTTTTACAAGAAATCATTTGTTCGTCATCTGCGGAGAATAAACTAATAAGTGCGGCTCTTCTAATACCTCCAGCTAATACCGCGTCCGCGATATAGCATATAATATCATGAACTTCTAATGTTGTTAATTGTTCACCATTTTCTTTCTCGTCTAATATACCTTTAATTTTTACTAAGCATTCTTTTAGTGGTTGTGGTCCAGGTGCTTTTCCTCCTGAGGTAACAAGTCTAGCTCCTTTTGCTCTAATATCAGAAAAATCAAATTCGATACTTGACCCACCACCATTCATATATGATTTCATTAAAACTTTTATAGAGTCAGCCCAACCTTCAATTGAGTCCCCAATTAGAAATCTCTTTTTTCTTTTTTGGTATGGTTTTTGGATTACTGGTAATTTCTCTACGTGGTGCTTTTGAACTGAGTAACCAACACCAGTACCACCTAATAGTAGGAACATTGTTTCACTGAAGGAATCAACAGCTTCAATTGGTAGGTATGCACAATTATAAATTCTGTTTGGGGATATCTCTATTGGTTTCCCTCCAAACTGCATTGACCTCATCGATGGTAACACCTTTTTGTTATACACAAATTTATATTTTTCATTAATTTCATCCTCTAATTGTGGATATTTTTTAATGTGCATCTCTTTATTTCGTGTAACTAATTCATCCCACGTCTCTCTTCTATTTAACTCTGGTACATACTTAGCGTACTTCATATACACTGTAATATCCGAAAGGATTCTATTCGATACTTCCATATTTTAATTTTTATTAATTATTTTTATTTATTACTTGTTGTCTTCTCTGTAGTGCTTGAGTGACTCTTTCTCGGTTCCTTTGTGTTTTGTCTTCCTCGAAACCTAGGAATGTTTGTGTAGTGTCTGTGTCTATTTCTAATGTACCATTATCAAATTTACAATTTTCAAATATAACACCATCTCTACCTAGTCTAGACTTTACTATAGCTATGGTAGCTAGACCTAATTCTTTTTGTTGTAGGGTTTTTGCGACTGATATAATTACGTGACCAACTTGAGCTTTTTTAATTGACCCACCCATCATGTCTGTGGTTACAACCTCAGAACTTATAGAGGTTCTATTACCTTGTGTGGCGGTCCAACCTACTAGATTTAATTCACTACACATACCTTCAAATTTTCTCATAACAGAACCTTCACCCTTCCATTCATCATTAAAAGCTCTGTCTGGTAAGATACAATCAATATAATCAATTAAAATCATATCTAATTTAACACCTTCTGATGTAATTTTTCTT